CTTCTACTGTCCGCTTGATACCCTCGTGGCCGGCATTCAGGGTTTTGATCTGCTCCAGTAGTTCCCCGATCTTAATGAGACCGCTGGAGTACACCTTCAGCCCGGCTACGAGCGTGAACAGCGTCCCCGCAACCTCAGCGAGTTCGGCTATCTCCTTGATGGACATCTGCATCAGGGAATAAAATACCTGCCACTAGGGCCAGGACTACGATTGTCACAGTGAACCCAACCCGGATTCGGTCCATTGTTTTCACAGCGGATGCCCAACGCATCTAGCTCTTTCTCGGCAAGCATCCGGTTGATCAGGTCAGCGCAACTTCCCACGGCCGGGTTGAAGTCAACCGCCTGGCCGTAAAGGTGAGCCGAGTTCTTAGCTCCACCAATCTGCAAGTTATAAGCAGGCGGTCTCGTAGCCACATGGACGTAGAAGGCGCACCCAGCCCAATCTCGTAGGGGGTCAACGAAATTGTTGAAGAAGGCGTAAGCGTTAGCTGTCACCATCTCCCAAGTAATGTTGCCGGGGAAGTCGCTTGGAACAGCGAGGCGTGCGTACTGCGGCAGCCACAGCGCCTCTCGAACCGAAAAATGGTTCGACACAGGGCACGTCCCCGCTGTCCAATCGATATCCTTGAACAAGACCAAGAGTAGTCAACCTTGTTAAAGGTTACTTATGTGCCGAGAGATACGCCCGAGCGTTCGCGACCTGTACGGTCGAATACTTAGGAGACACGAAGACGGCCGGTGTGATTGCCGAAGCGACGACGCCATTAGGGGCGACGGCTAGAGTAGCCGAGGAGAAGGCAACCTTCTGCACAGCACACAGCACGCCAGTAACCGCAGCCGCCTCGCCGTCGTTCTCCAGCGCCGTGAGAGCCGCCTGGAAATTAGAACTGGTGAGGGCGTCCGCGACGATAGTGTCGAACTGGCTGGCGGCGGTAAGTCCCGTGGTGGTACCGCAGGAAGCTAGCGCGGGGCCGAGCGTGGACTTGAAGTAGGCGCAGCTAGGAGTGGCGATGGCTAGCGCGAAGCAGACGAACACGGCTAGGGCGGAAGCGATCAACGCTCCCATGAAACTCTTGCGTTCGGCAAGCTGTGTGAGAGTAGCGGTCATGTCAAGTCTCAGTAGGCTCGTCAGGAGCCTCGGCAGGAGTAGGTACTTCGATAGCGGCGGTTCTAGCGTTCAACTCGAAAAGCTCTAGCTGCTTGGCCTCGTGAGCCGCCCTCTCGCTAGCGATAAGGGCTCTAGTGGCGTGGGCCTCGTCGTGCTGATGCTCCAGGGCCTTGGTCTGCGGCAGCCCTAGGAAGGGGTACTTGGCGAGTTCTTCTTTGGAAGGTTCGTGAGGCATTTTTCTCCTTATGCTGTTTGAGTAATCGCGGTAATGCCTACCGCAGAGATCGTGGTCTGCATCCGCGCGGTATCTGCCTCGGACCTTGAAGAGTGCCGAGCGCCCGCAGCCGTCCGTAGAGCAAGTGACCGACACAGCATTAGACAGCTTCCTTAGGCGGCTTACTCGGGGCGGTCTGCTGGTGGGCCTTATCCGAAGCCTTCTTGTTCTTCTTGCCTTTAGGGCGTTGTCCGGGACCGGCCGGCTTACCCATAGGCTTCGGAACCTTATCGCCACCTAGAGGGTCAGGAGGCATCGGGCTACCGTCGGGCATGTTGCCTTGCTTTTGCTGGAGCATCGCCGCGTTAGCCTTCAACTCCTCCTCGGCGTTGGCACCGAGATCCTTACGGGCCTCTTGGTCGATGGTGATCTTGTCGCCGTCGTAGCTGTCGCCGCCGAACCTGCTGATGGCGACTTCCTCGGGGGTCACGACGCCGGCCGAGATGTACTGAACATCGGCCTGGGCGATCTTCATGCGCCGGTCGGCCTCTTCGTCGCTACCGAGCTGCCAGAGCGGGTTGAAGACGATAGACCAGTTGTCGGGCTCCTTGCCGTTCGTCGGGCCTTGTTTCGCCGCGAAGACAGCCTTCATCAACTGCTTGAGGTTCGGTAGGAGAAGCTTGTTCTGGTAGGACGCGATCCGGTCGTAGTAGAACCGGATGTCGCTGTCGCCGGTAGCCTGTAGACCGGCAGGGGATTGTCCTAGGAGGAGGGAGACAGGCATCCGAGCCGCAGCCGCCAGCCGGAGGGCTAGTTGCTGCATGAGTTCGGGCAGGCCGGCTAGAGAGACCGCCTCACGGGTAAAGCTCTCAGCCGGCTGATCGGGACCGCCAGCGTCCAGGACGATCGCCCGAGCTAGCGAGCGCATCATGTCGATCTGGATAGCCCGGTTGGCGACTACCCCGTCATCGTTCGAGAACATCAGGTCGAGCAAGCCGTGGAGCTTGTAGACGCCCTGGGCGTAGTCGGACAGCATGTTGCAGATGCCCGACCAGGACATGTTGTAGTCGCGGAGAACCTCGAAGGTCCGCATGAACACACTGTCGCCCCAGCCCTGGTTCGCTACTCGCTGGGTACGGGTGACAGGGATACCGTCGAAGAGAAGAAAGCGGCTCTCGTGGACGACGCGGAGGGGCGAGGTGGAGCTGACGATCGAGGCCCGTTTACCGCTCTTATCGACTGCCTTACCCATGTAACCGTCAGGGGTAGCCTTAAAGGCCACCTCCGGGTAGGAGACGGTCTGAGACATGAGGCTGTTGGATTGGGGGACGTAGCCACCGTACTGCCCGCCTGGCGAGATAGCTTCCTGCGGCAAACCGAACAACTGCTGGAGGAAGTAGACGCTGGGGTAGCTGTACTTGGGGGCCAGCGGGTCGCCGTAGTAGTACAGCGGAAAGAGTTCCTGGCTAGTGAGAGTGGTGAAATACTCAATCGACTTGATACGGGTGTAGTCGAGGGGCTGGCCTAGATCGGTAGTCCCGTCGTCGGCACCGATGAGGATACCCGCCCCGCCCTTCTGCCGGCTCCAGTAAAGGGCCTCCATCAAGCGGGGGCCGAACTCCAGACCTTCGATGTAGGAGTTGACCTTCTCTTCTAGAGCCTCGTCACCGGCAATAGCGACATGCCAACCCTCGCGCAACATCTCGTCGGGGAGGGCTTCAACTAGGACAGCCCCTAGGTCGTCGCCACGGTAGATGTCCTCGAAGTTCTGAGGAGTTAGCTCGGTGTGAACGAAGGGGGAGGCCGATTCCCGCTTGTCACGAGTGTTATCACCAATCCCAGTAAGGGAGTTGATGTAACTGTCGGAACGGAAAGCAGGGTTCAGCGTCCGCTTAGAGGAGGCACCGGCAGACGCTAGGCGTGTAAAAATATCCGGCGTGTCGGGCATAAAGCCATATTAACACGCCTTCGATACTGTATTGTGCGCGGGGAAGGATTCGAACCTTCACGGGCTAATTAGGCCCACCGGCTTCTAAGGCCGGGGCGTCTGACCAGTTTCGCCACCCACGCTAAGTGTAACCGCTAGGAGTATCGTTGTTGTTATCGTTCACCAGAATAGCTATCAGTAGGCAGAAGCAGAGGACGATAACGATCACGGCTGTGGCTCCGACCAAACCTTCTCGAAAGCCTCGGCTAGGATCCGGGTAGATCTGGCGAGCTGTTCGGCCGTGGGGGCCCCTGTGCTGTCGTCAGCGTAAGCGGCGCAGGTAAGGATAAAGATCTGTTCCGCCATCTCTCGTTTCGTCATCGGGGCCTCAAAGACCAATCGAACGGCTGGCCTAGTAGTGGAAAAAGCTGTTGAAGAATGAGGGAGTCTGCGCTGATTGTAAACTCCAGGTGTTTACGTCCGTTCTTGGAGACTACGAAGTCCCACGTATCGCCAAGGCGGTCTGGTACGAAGACCGCGCTGGTAAGGGTGCCGTCGCTATCTATCCCGCCAGCAGCTAGGATCTCGTCGCCTAGCTGCTCCTCCAACAAACTCATCGTGTCTCCAATCCGTGAATGTGTCTAGGGTCTTTTACCGAGCGCTCCGTCCAGTTCTTCGACTTCTTTAGGAACTGCTTCACGTCCCGGTCGCACAACTCCTCCGAGCGGTTAGGCTTGTCGAACCTCCGGGCATGGGTGATGCAGAGCCCCTTCTTACGAAACTCCGGGTGAGGGCTACCGTCCTCGCGCACGGGGTTGGTCTGCTTGATGATGTTGGTACACGTCCCGCACACGACGCAGGCTACGGGACGGTTACCGTTAGGGATTTTCGCCACTAGCCGCACCATGGTCGGTAGAAACGTTTAGCTTCGGCAACTCGAATATCGCCCTTCGGCAGTTCGCTCTGGAAGTTGTTCCTGGCTCGCGTGATAGCTTCCTCCATCGTATCCGCAGCCACGGTCACGCTGTTGCAAATCTCACCCGGCTGGCTGGCTAGTTTGGCGAACATCGTAATCGTCCATTGTGGGACCGCCTCGGTCTCCTCGGTCTCTTGGCGGAAGAAACTCATACCGCGTTCTCCAGCGAGATCGTAGTTCCGCCGCTCTGCCCTGGGTGCTCGTGAATCTCGGCCTTAGCCCACGCGACCGGATCGAACGCAGGCTCAGGCTTAGGCTCAGGCGGCTTCGGATCCGGGCCAGGCGGTCTCGACAGTTCCTTCGTCAGGTCGTCCAGCAGGTTGATCGTCGTGAACAGGCCGCAGTCGCAATCCACCCCCGGAGCCCACTTGCATTCTTTCGAGTGATCGCCCAAGTCCTCCAGCGTCATCTTCGCCAGGCCCATCGCGTCCTCGGCCTTCTTCAGTTGCTCCGCGATCCCCGTGGCATAAGAAACCATTTTCATCACGTTCGACTGCATCTCGGCTCGGGCTTTGATGTGCTCCCGAAGCTTCCTTTTCTCGTCGGCTAGTTCCTGCCGAAGAAGCTTTTTCCCACGATTTTCGCTGCTCATCTGTAGCCTCCGAGTAGTTCAACGTAGCTTTTCCGTCGCATGATACACAGTGCCCGCACCCGTCCAGGGTTCTACTGGCGCAGGCTTTAGCGGCCCCGCGATGATGTAGGCAGTCAGGGCAGGACAGCACCTCGCCGTCCCCGATACAACGGACGCAGAGTACTTCACGGATGTTGTCGCACTCACAGAGCCCCCAGCTATTCGGGTGCCAAACGCAAACCGCCCAGAAGCCGGTACCGTCACAGGAGGAACAGGATTCAAGCTTCATTCAGGAACGCCTCGTAGGACGGGTAGGTTCTCATGTAATACTTCAAGGTCCAATCCTTGGTCATCTCAGAAAAGCTTATCCCATGACACTCCTTGAACGCTTCCTCGATCCGCTCGGAGATTAGACGACCGAGCCGCTTGGCGAGCTTCTTGAGTTTCCTGGGAAGGCGTTTCTTAGTTCTCATCAGGCTCCTTCGCCTTCTTCGGGATAGGTTCGAACTCTTCACAGAACCCGAAGGCGCACCACTGGCAGGAGGGAAAGTCACACCCGCAACCCAAGGGGCAGGTCCAGACCGGCTCTTTCACGTTACCCATATGCTCCTTCGTCTCAAGAACTGCTGCTTGTTCCTCGGGTCTAGCCCTAGGACTTCGGGGTTGTTGACGCTGGCTTCGATGAACTTGGAAGCGAAGGTGTTCTTCTGATCGTGGCCGTAGACTAGCGCCTGAGAGGTTTGGTCTACCTCGTCGTCGTGAGCGCCTTTCGGGAAGACGGCGTGCTCCCCGCAATACTCATCTAGCCAGGGGGCGCTGTCGGGCAGGTAGACGTTCCCGGATTCCATGAGCGGCGAGATGGCCTCAGCTCTACTGAACTTACCGCCCTCGGGGGTAACCGGGTAGATACCGCCTATTTCGTCTTTCAGAATCTCTATGACGGCTGAGCCGTTCGCTTTATCTTCGATGAGGTGCTTGCGAGCGCGACGATTTCTCTTGCCAAATCTTCTATTCGCGAAGTCGCGTATGGCGACCAAGGCCCCTCGAAAACCAACTCGCCTCCGATATCGTGCGAGTAGATAGAAGTTACCTCGAAATCTTCCCCAAACTCCACCCGCAACGAAGTCATTGTCGGTCGCCTCCTTAAAATTGCAGTCCCACGAAGTCCAGATCTGATCGAAGTTCTCAGGCAGGACTACCGCAGGAGCATCCGTGCATCCTCGCGGTCTCTTACCCACTGGCGGATCGTTTGCACTGGCCCGGTAAAAACGCCAGTCAGCCAGCTTGAAGAGATTGCCCTCTTTGGCTGTCGGCCGCTGTTGCATCTGGCCTGCATACCCCACTGGGCCAAGGCGTTTGAACTCGTAATCCAGCACTTCCCTAGGGAAGCGTTTCGGAAAGAGGAGTTCACCCTCTTGCGTCCTCGGGTCGCCAGGATATCGGTAGGGGTGGTTCTGCTCAAACTCCATCGGCAGGCAGACGACATGGTAGCCTCCTTGGGCTATGACGTGCCCTGACACGTCCTCCTCGTGAAGGCGCTGCATGATGATCACGCGCGTACCGACCGCTGGGTTATTCAAGCGGTTCGCGTAAGCCTCGTCTAGCCAGCGGTTAGCCTTCTCCCTCGCGACGGGGGAGTTAGCGTCCTTCGCGTCTAGCGGATCATCCAGAAAAATTCCATCAGCCCTCGCCCCGGTGATGTCAGAGCCAACCGAAGTAGCAATTCGCGAACCGCCTTCGGTATTCTTGTAATTGGTCTTGGTATCCTGATCGACACGGAGATCCCACCTTATCCTGAAAGTGTTTCGATACCAGTCGGAGTTAATCAGGTCGCGGCAACGTAGACTGTCTCGGTTCGAAACCTTGTCGTCACCCGAGGCGAAGATCCCGGACCACTCGGGCTTTTCGATCCAAAGCCAGGCGGGGGCGAACACGGAGGTGATGAGGCTCTTGCTGGTGCCAGGCGGCACGTTGATTAGGAGATTCTGAGGACCTTTGTGGAGTAGCGTGGCCTGGAGAACGTCACACAGAATGTCCATGTGGAAGTTCCAGTCAAGGGGATTCTTGTCGATAACCGCCCAAGCCCCCTTGACGAACTCCTTCAACCAGCGCGTCATCCGAATCCGCGCCATCTCTTCCATGGGCGGCAGGCTGCTCTCTAGCTGATTCACCATCGACGCCATTCCCGCTCCTTGGCGGCTATCTCTAGGAGCGTTTGCTGCGATGTTCCGGGGGCTAGCCTAGGGAACTCGTGCAGGAGTGTCATTATCTGATGGGCTATAAAACCCCTAGGAGCCTTACGGTTCCGACGCCCTATCTCCTTGAACTCGAAAACCAGGTCGTCTAGCTCTTTCACCCTCGCCCCTTAGCTTTCGGCAGGCACTTCAAGTGCTCGCAGACCTTCTTCCACTTCTTGCCGTGGCCCGTGTTAGGGGCTAAGCCATGGGCTATTTCGTGGAGCACGGTGTCGCGGAAGTCTGGGATACCGCACCGCATCGATAGCGGCCTCGATAGCGTGATGACCTTAGTAGCCGGGGTGCAGGAGCCGTAGGAGGTAAGCGCCTTCCCCCAGCGAACTCGCCACGCCGGACCTAGATGCCTTCGCACGAGTACGCGCGCGAAGGCATCTAGGATCCTAAACTTCTCTTCAGTAGTAACAGGCTTAGAGCCCGACATAACCCAGTCGCCATTCGAGTTTCTTGATGTAAGCCTTAAGCGACAAGATCGTTTCCTCGGCCTTCTTCAGGCAATCCCAGCAATAGACGTGCTGTTGCTCTGGGAAGATTTCTAGGTTACAGCCGGGACAAGTCACGCCTGTTCAGCCTTCACCCTGCGCTTGTCCCGGCAGTCCTCGTGCATCCAGCCCTGGGATTGCCACTCCACCTTGATCTCGTATCCACACGAGATACACTTCGGACGACCTGGGATGTTTTGCATGAAAGCCTTTCTTACATACCGTTATTCTACGGGGAATCCGGGGTTAGAGAAATCGAAGAAGTCTTCGTGAAAGCAACCGTTAGCGAAGGCTCCTAGTACCTCAATACCCCCGTGAAGCGCCTCTACATGGTTCACGGGGGGTTGGCAGCTCTTACACCGGCCGCTGTAACGATCTAGGCCATATCCACAAGACGAGCACGGCACGCCTCTAGAACCCTTCGGCATTCTCTTTCTCGGTCAGGGCGATGGCGCGGAGGAAGTCGCGGATCTCGGTCCACTTCGAATCTCCGCGAGCCTTACCCGCCAGCATCATGTCGAGAAGGGCCTTGATGCCGGTCTCGAACGCAGCGATACCGCCGTCGTCGATAGCGGTACCGAACCAGCCCTCGAAAGGCTTGACCCAAATATCATCAGTCAGATCGAAGTAACCCTCGGCAACCAACGCTTCGAGGCACTCGATCGAAGTCAGATCGTTCGTAACGAAGATCACGCCGTCCGATTCAGCGATCTTCTCCCGCCAGACTGCCTTGGTGTCAGGCGGGGCGGGAGGCTTCTCCGCTTCCGTGTTCTCAATCTTCTTGATCGCGTCCTGAATCTGCCCCAGCGCCTTCTCCAGGTTGTCCAACTCCGTCTGCTTTTCCGCTGCCGTCATTCTTAGCCTCCGTTAGTAGTGGTACTGGTGTTACGTCTATAACCTCTCCTGCCTGCATCGCTTTTCTTTGAAGCCTCTCCAGCTCCTTGAACTCTGCCTCGCTCAACCTCCAAAGAAACTTGTACCGATCTGGGGGAGGGGGCGGGAGTGCTTGCTGTTGCTCGACCTTGGCGGTACCCCATCCTGGATCCTCTCCCTGGCGCTCCTTACCCGGACCCTTCTCTAGCCAGCGCTCCGGCTCGGTTTCAGCGACGTACTCTTCTCGGTCAGCTCGGGCCTGGGCATGGGCGGTAGCAAGGTCTCGAACGAACGTCGGGTAGGTGTCCTTGAATCCCTGGAGTTCCTTGGTATCGACCCCTACGGCTTGAGCGGCTATATGCTCGAATACCCCTCTTCGTACTCTATCCAGGATCGCCTGAGCTAGGTCTTTAGTCAACAACTTTCGCTTGGCTCCGATACGTTCGTAGGACTGAGGTGACGGTACCTTCACGATAGAGTTAGCAACGGAGACGATATCCCTCTTCGGCCACTTAGGCGGCTTGACCTTCCTAGGCTTCGGCTTCTCGGCCAGGTCGTCGAAGATACCCATCTAGTGAACGTCCTTCTCGGTTAACCAGCGTCTACCCTTCTTGTGATCGCGCTCGGTCTCGCAGATCTCCCGGATAGCCTTGTTGTGGATGCGCTCACACTTCCGCTGGCAGTACGCTCGCCAGTCGGGGGCCTTGATCGAGAGACAAGTGAGAAGGACAGGAATCATGCACAGACCCTCTGCGCTACATACAGAAGAAGTTCCCAAAGCGGTCGGCCGAAGAATCCGCCGATAAAGGAACCGATCGCCATGCCTTGAAAGTAGCGCGCACGTTCGCTGTCGCTCATGCCCGACGAGTACCACGCCCCTCTGACACTCCACGGCTTTCTCGTTCCCATCCGTCGGTTTTTCCACGACCTTCGGCAAAATTTTTCACCCGCCCTCGCTCGAACGTCAGACCCCTGCGGTATCTTTCGCAAGTGAAATTTACAGCCTATGAAGATGAACGGGATTCGCTCCCGGCCGTCTACGATCTTCCCTGGGAAGGTCTGAAGAAGCTCCTCCTCACCCACGAAGTCCGCGAAGGTAAGTCGGGACCGGCTTGGACCCCTGGGGAAGTTACCGTCCGCCGAGCATCCGCGAACGTCCTCTGCCTCACCGCGATGGTGTTCGACCTGGATCACGTCTCCTCCTCCTCGGTCGTGGCCTGCGCGACCGCCCTTGAAGCATCCCTTTTGGGGCATGTAGCGCATTCGACCTTCTCGCACAAGGGGGGAGATGATTATGGGCTTAGAATCGTTCTGCCCCTTGCAAAAGAATTTTCAAGAGGGGGGTTGACAGAGGCTGAGTTCAAGCGCCGCTGGGTCG